CAAGTACTACAACCTGTATTGTTTCTGGAAGCAGTTGCAGAAGGACGGTAAGAAACTTGCAGACAAACTGCACGGTGTAAAGACAGAACTATCTGAAGCGGAGGATTCTCTGCAGGCACACTTGGACTACTACCATGTGATGCGTGAGGGTCTCAACACTGCAGAAGATCCTTTCGAGATTGCATGGATGTTCTACGTCATGAACAGATGCAGTTTCTCTGGTCTAGGTGAGTCTACCGGATCCTTTAGTAAGGACGCAGTAAAGGACTTGTTCAATCACAGACTAATTGACAAACTACCTAAGTTCTCTCACATCATGAGGAACTGGAGAATCACAAACGAGGACTACTCACATCTTCTAGGTGACGGTGCAGATGAGAATACTTTCATCTTTGCAGATCCACCATATGACATCAACTCTTTCATCTATGGTAATCACGGTGACATGCACGACTCGTTCTGTCACAAAAGATTCCATGATCAAATTGACTCAACAGATTCTATGGTGATGGTTACCTACAACTCTAACGAGACACTGAGGGATGCATACACTGGGTGGGATCAGTTAGAGTGGGATCTTACATACACGATGCACTCCGGACAGAAGTATCGTGAGGACGAACACAATAGAAAGGAGTTACTACTAAGGAACTATGAGAGTCAAGGTGCAAGTACCCTTGAAGATTTTTTCGGTTGACAATACACTGAGTGTATGATATGATACATCTATGATTAAAGAATTCTATACGAGTGCCGTGCGTTACGGCAACAACATCCTCTACCGTGGATACCGGAATGGTGAAGCGGTCAAGGAACGTATTCCATTTCGTCCCAAACTCTACGTAGGTGGTAAGGGTATGGGGTGGACTACTCTTGATGGACTACCCGTCACGGAGATGGAGTTCGACTCTATGTCCGAAGCACGGGACTTCACCAAGAGATACGAACACGTCTCGAACGTACAGATCTACGGCAACACCAACTACGTTGCACAATTTATTACTGACCGATTCCCAAATCAGATTGAGTTTGATCGGTCACTGGTCAAAGTACTGAACATCGATATTGAGGTGGAGTCTTCTGAGGGGTTTCCTGAACCCGCAACTGCAGACCATCCGGTAATCTCTATCGCCCTTCTTATGGAGGGTCAGTACTGGGTCTGGGGTCTGGACTCTTACACACCGACTCGTGATGACGTACTCTTCATTGAGTGCGACAACGAGTTCGATCTGTTGCAGAAGTTCGTCCGGTTCTGGGAGATGCATACTCCTGATATTATTACTGGGTGGAACACACGGTTCTTCGATATTCCATATCTGATCAACCGTATGTACAAGATCACTGGTGATACCAAGATGTCCAGCCGCCTCAGTCCTTGGGGTCTGGTGCAGGATCGTAACATCACTATCAACGGTAAACCCAATCAGTACTTTGTGATTGAGGGTGTCGAGCACCTCGACTACCTTGAGGTCTTCAAGAAGTTCACCCTGAATACTCTGGGTCAACAAGAGTCCTATCGACTGGACAACATTGCGAACGTGGTACTGGGTGAACGTAAACTCTCGTATGAGGAACACGGTAACCTATACACCTTGCACAAGGAAGACTACCAGAAGTTCATTGACTACAACGTCAAGGACGTGGAGTTGGTACACAAGATCGATGAGAAGCTTGACCTGATCTCTCTGGTTCTGACCATGGCATATCGTGGTGGTGTGAACTATGGTGATACTCTGGGTACGACTGCAATCTGGGATTCGATCATCTATCGTATTCTAAACAAGAGGAAGATCGTTGTACCACCCAAGGTCGAGAAACCCAAGACTGCATACCCCGGCGGTTATGTCAAAGATCCGCAGGTTGGATCACATGACTGGGTTACTTCGTTTGACTTGAACTCTCTGTATCCGAATATCATTGTCCAGTACAACATGTCGCCCGAGACTGTCATGGATGGATTCATACATGATGTGTCAGTAGAGAAGTTCCTTGACGGGTCTGTCAATGTCGGAGATGTAGGTTACTCTGTTGCACCGACTGGTTCTAAGTTTACTCATGAACGTGAGGGTGTCGTACCTTCCGTGATTAAGGAGTACTACTCTGAACGTCGAGTGATCAAGGATCAGATGTTGAAGCTACAGACAGAGTACCAGAAGAATCCTTCCAAGGAATTAGAATACAAGATCACGTCACTCAACAACAATCAGATGGCGATCAAGATCTTGATGAACTCACTCTATGGTGCGTTGGGTAACCGATGGTTTCGTTACTTCGATCAACGTGTTGCGGAGTCGATTACTCTTGCGGGACAACTCGCAATCAAATGGGCAGAGAGGGCAGTGAATAATGAGATGCAAAATCTTCTCAAGACAGATGAGGACTACGTTGTTGCAATTGACACCGATTCTCTTTATATTCGTATGGGGGATCTCGTTGATCATTTTTCTCCCAAGAATCCTGTTGGGTTTCTAGACAAGATCTGCAGTGAACACTTCGAGAAAGTTCTAGAGAAATCATATCAGAGCATGGCGACTGTGACGGGTGCGTATGAAAATCGCATGGAGATGGGTCGTGAGGTTATTGCAGATCGTGGTATCTGGATGGCAAAGAAACGATACATCCTCAACGTCCACAACAATGAGGGTGTCCAGTACGCAGAACCCAAACTCAAGATGATGGGTATTGAAGCAATCAAATCGTCCACACCTTCGGTGGTGCGGGACAAAATGAAAGAACTGTTTCATATACTAGTCCAAGGTACAGAATTAGAAACACAACGGTTCATTTCAGACTTTAAGTCCCAATTCAAGAACCTTCCACCCGAAGACATCTCGTTTCCTCGTGGAGTATCGGACGTTGACAAATGGGAAGACCGTACCTCTGTGTACAAGAAAGGAACACCCATCCATGTACGTGGTGCGTTAATGTACAACAGTGCGATCAAGGAGAATGCCCTAGAACGTAGGTACGAGATGGTCAAGAACGGAGAGAAGATCAAGTTCGTCTATCTGAAAATGCCCAACCGTCTGGGTGAGAACGTGGTATCGTTTCCCCTGAACCTTCCGAAAGAACTGGGGTTGCATGATCACATAAATTATGATATGATGTTCGATAAGACATTCATTGATCCTATTACACCCATTCTGGATGCGGTGGGTTGGGTTGCAGAACCCAAGGCGACACTGGAGGATTTCTTTGGATAATTTTGAACACTTGATGTGGAAAGAAGATGGGTGGGGTTATCTACCCGCAAACAAACACATCTTCGGTGCACTAAATCATATACGTGAAGTGGTAAACCCCATGAGTGTATTAGAGATTGGATTTTATGCAGGACACTCTACCAGTTACATGGCAGAGCATTTCCATCCGGACTGCAAAATTATATCCTGTTGTCCTGACCATCCACGAGGACGTGAGTATGGTGAGGTAGTGATGGAGAAGTACCCTAACGTGACAGTGCATCTTGTACCGTCACCTAAAATTTTAGATAGGGTGAGAGGTGAAGAGTTTGACCTAGTGTTTGTCGATGGTAATCATGATAAACAAAATGTGATCGATGATACTATCGTTGCGTTTCGACTAGGTGCGAAGTATGTCTTGTATGATAATACGGAGTTACCACAAGTTGATATGGTGGTCAGAATTTTTGAAGATGAAGAACGTTTGAGATTTATAAAAAACTACCCATACCGCACAGACTTCAAAGGCGGTGGAGTTGGGGAGATGAGACTATATGAGTGCATTTACTAAATTTAATGAAGACCTGTTATCCTTATCCAAATATAAGAAAAAAGAACTAACCGATACCCTGAGTAATATCTTTACCATGCGGGTCATTGGTAACAAGACCCATGGTGACCTTGCAGAAGTTGCGATCACTGAGTTCATCAACGAACACATGAAAGGATACAACTGTGTCCATGTGGGTAAAGAGTTGTTCCGTTCTAAGGGACACGAAGAGGACGTGATAGTAACGAATACTGATAACTACGATGAGTTCCCTATCAGTCTGAAGGCATACGGAGACGGGCCACTGCAATTGTCTACTGACAAAGAATGTCTCATGTTTCCATTACTAGAATCCTACGGATCAGAGATTACTGATCCAGAAGAAATTCAGGATGTCTTTGATCACGAAGCGTTCAGTCACTTCGGTAAGATGAATGTCCTACCCTTGATCTACAAGGAGAATAAACTGGAGTGCAACATTCTTGTTTTCAATGCAAGAAAGGCAGAGTTGAATACCAGATACATACGACTACTTGAGTCTGGGTCTGGAAGAAAGCATCCGGTCTATAGATTCTATGATAGGTACGGTGACTATATCATGGAGGTCAGATACGGAGGTAGAACTGCTAATGCATTGCAACGTGGACTCTGGACTCACACCAAGAACGCTAACCAGTACTTTAAGAGTGCGACAGATGGGTGGATCAAGTACAGAATCAATAACACTCTAGTCCAGTTGTTTGCACGTGCCCTGATATCAAATCCTGATCAGCTTGACAAAGTACTATGTGATCTGTTATAATGAATACATGCGATACGAATTAACGATATTCAAAAATCAATTTGACAACAAAACGCACCGGCGAGTGTCACTCTCAGACTGGGATGAACTCGTTGGGTTGTTGCGTGGGTTGTCTGAACAACAAGGAGAGAAGGGTGGAAATAATTCTAGTCCTCTTATTACTCCTGCTATTTTTCAAACCGATAGCACACGTAGTAATAAATCTACTGTATGTTGGGCTGGTTGGTGTGCTGTTGATGTGGACGATCATGTTTTTCCTCATGATGTACTATCTCTAGAAGAATCATTGCAGGAGAAGTTTGGTCACTTGGACTATGTGGTATACAACACTGCGAGTTCCCGTGAGGATATGCCGAAGTTCCGCATTGTCTTTAGACTGAACGAACACATTGAGAACGAACGCATCAAACCATTCTGGTATGCACTGAACACAGAACTGGGTGAGATAGGAGATCCGCAAACTAAGGATCTTGCACGTATGTATTATGTACCTGCAATATATCCTGACGCATTCAGTTTCTTTTTTACTAACTCAGGTGACGCACTAAACGTCTCTGAGTTAATTGCTAAGTATCCGTATGTAGAGAAGACAGGCAACTCATTCCTAGATCGACTACCACCAGAGATGCAGAAAGAGATAATTGAGTATCGTAAGAATCAACTAAATAACACCGACATCAATTGGATATCCTATAGAGACTGTCCGTTCTGGCCACGTAAACTGGGTGCAGAGTATCAGTCGATTACTGGTACAGGTTGGTATCACAAGATGTATCAAATAATGATTGCGATTGCCGGACGTGCATTCGAGAAGGGTTACCCTATCACCGCAAATCAAATTGCAGATATGTGTAAGGAGTTTGATCGTGAGACAGGTAACTGGTATGAGAATCGTCCACTGATCGTAGAGGCAGACAGAGCACTGGAGTACATATACAGAAATGGATAGAAAGTTTTTAATTACAGGGGCAGCGGGATTTATCGGATCTCAGTTGATGAACACACTGTACAATGCAGGAGAGAAGGTGATTGGGTTAGACAACTTTAATGATCACCTGTATTCACCCACACTAAAAAAGGATAGGGTCAATCACTTTGACATCGATGTCAGATATGTTGATATTCGTAACTCGTATCACCTAGAAGAGTTTCTGGTTAAACATCAACCCACAGATATCATTCACCTTGCCGCACATGCGGGTGTACGTGACTCGTTTGGTAAAGAGAAACAATACCATGAGAACAATATCGACGGAACTCAAAACCTGATTGATCTATGTAAGAAGCATTTACCTAATGTACGCATCGTGTATGCATCAACCTCTTGTGTCTTTGCGGGATCTGAGTTACCGTGGACTGAGGGTAAAGAAACAGGTAAGCAGTTGAACCCATACGGTTGGTCTAAGTGGACTAATGAATGTCAGTTCCAAGCATCCGGTTTGAATAATGTGGGTCTACGTTTCTTTACTGTATATGGCCCTTGGGGAAGACCTGACATGGCACTGTTTAGTTTCACCAAGAACATTATTGCAGGTGAACCGATTACTGTGTTCAACTACGGAGACATGAAACGTGACTTTACCTACGTTGATGACATCATAGATGGTATTCTGTGTGTATTGTTTGAGGACGCACCTTCTGGAGAGATCTACAATATCGGTAGAGGTAGTCCGGTTCAGTTGATGGACTTCATTAAAGAGATTGAGAAGAATGTTGGTAAGTCTGCAATATATGACATGCAACCTAAACATCCTGCAGACACACTAGAAACATATTCAAACACTTCTAAACTAGAAGCACTGGGTTATCACCCTCACACTGACGTGAGTGTGGGTATTAAGAATTTTTACGATTGGTATGTGGAGTATCATAATGGCAGATAATTTTGATGAGTTCGTTCCTGAGAAACCTACCGAAGGAACACCAGAACCTATCAACCCCAACAACCCGTTGAAAATGGGTATCGTGGGTCATGGTTTCGTAGGTAAAGCAGTAGAGTATGCATTCTATCATCCTATGATTGAACACTTCTTGGTAGATCCTATTTACAATACAAGTGTAGACGATCTCATCGATTGGAAACCTCAGCTTGTATTTGTATGTGCACCGACACCTCAGAACCCTGACAGCGGATTCGTAGATGCGTCTATTGTAGAAGATGCAGTACTGAAGTTGATCTACCACACTAACGCATTTGTTGTTGTGAAATCAACAATCACACCAGACATTGTAGACCGACTGTACAACTCTATCGAACCACAAGACTATGATCGGTTCTGTTATAACCCTGAGTTCCTGACAGAGAAATCCGCATGTGAGGATTTTGTAAATGCGGAACATCATGTGTTTGGTGGTACACAGAAAGCATGTGATGAAATTTCACAGATCTATGATATTTTTTCTAACTGTAAATCAGATAAGTATTACCGCATGTCCGGTTGTGAAGCGTCATTTGTCAAGTATGCAACCAATGCATATCTTGCAACCAAACTGACCTTCTTCAATCAACTGAAGGATGTGGTGGATTCATTTGACTGCAGTTACAATATGATTACTCGTGCAATGGGTGCAGATGATCGTATTGGAGTAAAACATACACGAGTGCCCGGCCCCGATAAGAAACGTGGGTTCGGTGGTGCGTGTCTACCAAAGGACACAATGGCGTTTTTAAAGTTTTCCGAAACTCGTGGTAAGGAAAATAATTTCGATTTGTTGCAGAAAGTGCTTGACATTAATAGTGCTTATCGTGTACAATATGATCTAGATGAACGTGAAAAAGTAAACAACATTACATTTGGAGATGATGATGTCAATAATGGACAAACTGAAGAAGAACTCAAAACTCAAGGCAACGGAAGTACTGTCGGAGAGTAAGTTCTTCACTGAAAAAGATATGGTTCCCACCAATGTTCCTATGGTGAACGTTGCGTTATCGGGATCCTTTGATGGTGGTGTTACGCCGGGACTTACAGTCCTAGCAGGGCCATCTAAACACTTTAAAACATCGTTCGCCCTATTGATGGCGGGTGCGTATCTGGAGGCAAAGAAAGATGCGGTATTACTATTCTATGATAGTGAGTTCGGTTCCCCCCAATCATATTTTGAACAGTTTGGAATTGATACTAGTCGGGTGCTTCATACTCCTATCACAAATGTAGAGGAACTGAAGTTCGATCTGACTGCTCAACTCGAAGCAATGGATCGTGATGATGATGTCATTATCGTGATTGATTCGATTGGTAACCTTGCATCCAAGAAAGAACTTGAGGATGCACTGAACGAAAAGTCTGTCGCAGATATGTCTCGTGCGAAAGCACTGAAGGGACTGTTCCGTATGGCAACTCCCTATCTTGCAATGAAGAGTATTCCCTTACTCGCAGTTAACCACACCTACAAAGAAATCGGTCTTTTCCCCAAAGACATCGTAGGTGGTGGTACTGGTATCTACTACTCTGCAGATAACATCTGGATTCTTGGCAGACAACAAGACAAAGTAGGTACAGAGATTAAAGGATACCACTTTGTAATCAATGTGGAGAAAAGTCGTTATGTTAAAGAAAAGTCTAAGATCCCTATCTCAGTTTCTTGGGATGGTGGTGTCCAACGTTTCAGCGGTCTTCTGGATGTTGCTCTCGCTGGCGGTTATGTTGCTAAGCCTAGTAACGGTTGGTACTGTAGGGTTGATACTTCTACTGGTGAGTTGGTTGATCCAAAGGTTCGACTCGCTCAAACATTGGATGAAGAATTCTGGACTCCTATCCTAGAATTCACTGACTTCAAAGAGTTTGTAGAAAAACAATTCAAAATTGGCTTGCCAACTCAAGTAGATCCTGATACAATAGTAGATTCAGATGACGAAAACGATTAATGTAAATAAAGCTTCTGAAGGGGTCGATTATGAAATGATCCCTGTTGATTATGTTGATAATGATGCCGCATGGGATGTACGTATCTTACGTGGCGATTTTGTGGAAACCGTTATACGGTATGGGACAATCAAGTTTGATGGAACTCGTGACTGCCTCACTTTCAACTTTCGGGTTGTACAGTCACCTGTTCCATTCCTTGAACCTAGTAACGTAGAACTTCAGGAACGTGCCGCAGATATCTTAGAGGATATTATCGAACGTGGATGTCATGATGGTTGGATCTATACTAAAGAACGGTTAAATAAGGATGATGATGGAAATACAATTGGAACAAACGATTCTACGGAATCTATTGACGAATGACCAGTATGCGAGGAAGGTAGCAGCGTTTCTGACACCTGACTACTTCGAGGGTGTCTACAAAGGACTCTTCAAAGAGTTCACACAATTTATTGCGAAGTACAATAAACTTCCTACTATGGAAGCATTCAAAATTGAGATCGATGAGAATAATCGACTCAACGATGAGCAGTACCGACATGCTATCGAACTGCTCCCTAATATCTTTACACCAGAACCAGAGAACCTTGAATGGTTGATTGATCGTACTGAGAAGTGGTGTCAAGACCGTGCGGTATTCAATGCGGTAATGGAATCTATAAGTATTATTGATGGGAAGCACCAGACGCTATCTAAGAATGCAATACCGGATGTATTGAGTAAGGCACTGGGTGTGACCTTCGATACAAATATCGGACACGACTACTTAGAGAACGTAGAAGAGCGTTTTGACTTCTACCATACTCAAGAGGAGAAACTGCCTTTTGACTTGGACTACTTCAACCGTATCACTAAGGGTGGACTACCTAACAAAACTCTCAACATCGCACTTGCAGGTACGGGTGTTGGTAAGAGTCTTTTCATGTGTCATTGTGCTGGCAGTGCCTTGTCACAAGGGAAGAATGTCCTGTACATCACTATGGAGATGGCTGAAGAACGTATTGCGGAACGGATCGATGCAAATCTACTTAACGTCCCGATAGATCAACTAGAGAACCTATCTAAGGATATGTTCACCGACAAGGTACATGCGATTGCGAAGAAGACGCAGGGTAAACTGGTTGTTAAGGAATACCCGACAGGACAGGCGAATGCGTCACACTTCCGTGCGTTGTTGAACGAACTAAAACTAAAGAAGAATTTTGTACCCGATATCATCTATATCGATTACCTAAATATATGTGCATCATCCCGTATGAAATCTATGGGTGGTGCGATTAATTCTTATACATATATTAAGTCGATAGCAGAAGAGTTACGTGGACTCGCAGTGGAATTCGATGTTCCTATTGTATCCGCAACACAAACGACTCGATCTGGTTATTCAAATGATGACGTGGGTCTTGAAGATACATCTGAATCATTCGGTCTACCTGCAACTGCAGACTTCATGTTTGCCTTGATTTCAAATGAAGAGTTATCGAACAACGGTCAAATACTTGTCAAGCAGTTGAAGAACAGGTATAACGATCCTACCACGTATCAGAGATTCGTTGTGGGTATTGACCGTAGTAAAATGAGGTTGTTCGACGTTGATCAAAACACATCACCGTTGAATCAGGAAGAGGACACTGGCCCCGCATTCGATAATAGTTCAAGTGGTCAGCGACTCAGGTCAGAAAGATTCGAGGACTTTAGGGTATGACACCATACGAAACAGTAGCAATAATTATGACGTTGGTCACCTTGTCATTTTGGCACGGTCACCGACAAGGAAAGGAATCAGGAAGACTAGATGGTATTGAATACTGTCTGGAGTTCATGATAAAGAAAGGTTGGATGACCGAAGAAGGTCACAAAGAGATGGAAAGTTTAGGTGAGCGAACATAGTATACCGCCCGTATCGTCGGTAACTGCTCTACCCGTTTCAGGAACATATCCAACAACTCAACAGACAGAACCAGTGGAGAGACCGTTGGTGAAGTCAACCGTTAAAATTCTAGCTGCAACGTCTCAACAACAAGAGACAGTTTACACCTACAATAGAAACGGACACTTGGAAAGTACAGTGGTAAGATCCCACTATATAAATTTGTTAATTTAATGTAAGGAAGAATGATGAGTGAAGTGAACTTGGTTGCGATTAGTAAACCAAACGTTGGTGTGACTGGTGATGTATTTGATGCAAACGAGTTGATTGCATATGTTGCACGGGTGAGTAATCCGAGCAATCAGAGTAATAGTTCAACTGCACCAAAACTCTTACGGTATCTGATCAAGAATGATCACTGGTCTCCGTTTGAGATGGTGCATATGACACTAGAGATTAAGACAACCCGTGATATCTCACGTCAGATTGTCCGACATCGCTCGTTCTCATTTCAAGAGTTTAGTCAACGATACGCAGAGTCAGAAGATTTTCTGCTTCGTGAAGCACGTCTGCAGGATCCTAAGAATCGACAGAACTCTGTTGAACTAGAGGATATCGAAGATTTTGGTAAGGGTGGTAACAAGACCCAACACGAGAGACTCTATGAAGACTGGAACATGCGACAATCCTTTATCATTAACGAGGCGAAGAAAGCATATAACTGGGCACTAAATCAAGGTATTGCAAAGGAACAGGCACGTTCAGTGTTACCCGAAGGTAATACTCAAACCACAGTGTATATGGCAGGATCGTTGCGTTCATGGATTCACTATTGTCAATTGCGTCGAGGTAATGGTACACAGAAAGAACACCGTATCGTCGCTGATCAATGTTGGGAACATATCGTGACGCACTTCCCAGATGTTGCGGAGGCAGTAAATGAAATCAGTTAATCGATTTATTTGTCCAGTTATAGAAGTGGACGGAGAACTTTGTCTGGAATTTCCAGATAATTTAATGGATGCACTTGACTTATCAGTAGGTGATGTGTTATCATGGGAACCACAACCTATGGGAACGTGGGTACTTAAAAAATTTGTTGAGGAGAAAGAAAATGGAGAAGGGTGACGTTATTACTATCATGACACCTATTGGTGAATACGTTGGTAGATTTGAAAACCTAAACAAGGGCGAGTTGTATGTGACAGACCCTAAATTGATTGTGAACAGTCCAGACAACAAGGTTGGATTTGGACGTGGTGTTTGCATGTCAGCAGTAGAGAACATTGAAGAGGTTACTTTCTGTAACTATCTTTTCATTGCACCTACTAACGAAACGTTTGAGAAAGCGTGGCGTGAGGCGACTTCCGGTCTGATTCTATGACAGAAGTCGTAATCCGTAATAAGGATCTCCTAGAGACTCTTAACGGGTTTAAGGATGAACTGTTTGCTGTCGAGGGTTATAATGACTCTAAGTACAGCATGTACAGTCATGAAGAAGATACGAAGAACGGACGTGGTGAATACTGGTGTTCCGATGAGTATCTTAAAGAGTGTATGTCCCGTGATCAATTAGTCGGAGTACCTGATCGGCATTACGCAAATCCCATTGCAAAGATGGTACGTGCGGAACCTGAGAAGTGGGGTGACTATATGAAGAAGGTGAAGTATGACTTTGCCGCAGAGATCGGTGCACACACGTCTGCACTATTGTCCTACTATCCGCCTGGCGGATTTGTAGGATGGCATACTAACTATGATGCAAGTGCATATCAAGTACTGTTTACTTGGTCTAAGGGAGACGGGTATTTCCGTTACCTAGATAAAAATACAGGTGAGATTGTGACTATCCAAGATGTCGAGGGATGGCAGTGTAGACACTACTATTTCGGGCCAGAGGATGAACCCCACAATCATTGTTGGCATTCTGCATATGCAGGAGATGAGAGAATAACACTTGCGTACAAGTTTTGTGGTTATGGAGAGAACTCTCCGGAAGACCAACAAGCAAGACTACTACGTGATTTATTGATTGAGGAAATTGAGAATGAGTAAAGAAATTAAAGCACACATGCCACCATTTGATACAGTAGATGGTGGTCAATACACGGGCAGCGTCAGTAATACTGGCACTATCACCGTAGACACGATCCCCTTGGATCCTGATATTACCCTAACCCTCACAGACACCCCTGAATACAAATTCAGAGAGGATGAATTGATTGCTGAGTTTAAGGATTATATCGATTCTACTTACGGTGGTCACTATGGTCAAGGTGGACTTCAGTCTTCTGAAGTAATCATTGACCGTGGTCATGGTATGGGTTTCTTTCTAGGTAACGTGGACAAATACAATGCACGTTATGGTAAGAAGGGTACACCCGAAGATCAACGTAAAGACATTGTAAAAATTATCCACTACGGATTTCTTGCATTGTTCGAACATGACAGGTTGCATGGAAAGTAATGCTCTTAACTAGTGGTTGTTCATTTGTCTGGGGAGATGAGTTAGAGGGGTTTGATCAAAGTCCACCTACTCACTGGGACAAAACATTCACTCATCACCTTGCAAAGAAACTGGGTCTTGAGTATGTAAACATTGCTCAGTGCGGTAATGGTAATCGCAAAATTTTTCGAGATACCATGAAGTACTTACGTGACTATTCCGATGAGATCACACACTGTGTAGTGCTTTGGTCTGCATGGGAAAGAGAAGAGGTTGCAGAGAGTTATGGCCCCAGTGAAGAAGCATTGATGAAGATCAAACGGAATCAGTGTATGACTCAGTTCTCTCCTGCTAGAATCAACATGATTCGTAACATGCAGTTCGCTCAAGCACTAGAATATCTGTACGATCATTATGATGTCAAACGAACCAAGATACTGGAGACCATGACATATATGACCCATATGCAATGGTTGTGTGATATGATGGGTATCAAACTGGTACAAGGTGTGTTCCACTATAGATGTTGGGAAGAACTTGTGGACGTTATGAAACCAGAGAACTACAGTGGTGATGCCCCCGACAAATGGTGGGGTGAGTGGATGGAGCACATCCAAGACGAATTAAATTATCTGAGAGACGAATCCAGAGTTGGATTAAATCGTTATACAGATCTCGCCACTATCGCTGAGGAGAACGATGATATGAAACCTTCTTATCATGCGGGTGAAAAGTCACAGCTAGTATTTGCAGACACACTATACGAAGCATTCCAGAAAGTATGAAGAACATAATTTTACAACATTGGGCAGGGCCGATGAATGAACTGGTAGAGAAGTCTACTGAGTCAGTCAAAGGTTATGCAGATAAAATTGGTGTGGACTACGAGTTTATTCGTGGTGTTGTATTCATGAAAAAAATTGCTCACAAACTAGACTACCCGTGCCAGAAACTTATCTACCTTGATGAGAAGTATGATGAGTATGACTATGTGGTTATGGTGGATGCAGACATGTTTGTCGCAAAGTCTTGTAATCAAAACATCTTCACAGACGATGTGGGTATTGGTAGACATACCGGAGTCCAGACATCGTTGCGACAGAGACTTGTCGAGATTTATCCAGACCTTGGATCCTTGGACGCACCTTACTGGGGTGGGTCAGTATTTCGATTATCACGTGAGATCCGACAGAAGTTTCGTGAGGCATTGACCGAAGATATTGTTATGGCATTTGCTCGACGCTACCATGATGAAGGTGTGATGCACTGCTTAGCGAACAAGTTAGGTATGAAACACACCGACAAAGACATATACCTGAATGGTCAGATGTGGAACTACTCTTCGTTTGAACCCGATGTAGAACGTGCAAACTTCATTCACATTCGCACCAAGGTCACACCCCAAGGCCCAAAGAGAGAGAAGATTAAAAATTACCGTGAATTGGTACAGAGAAATCTTATCTAGGGTGTCATTTAAATGACAGTTTTTGTCTTTTAGAGAAAAGCAAAGTATAAATACCCTTGTATAATAACATACATGGGATATTTTATGCGTTACATCATTTCATTTTGGATGCTTATATTATTGGCATCTCACTCATATGCACAGGACGCTCCTGCCGAAGGAGAAAATAGTGTAGTACCTATTGTTACTGAATCAACAGTAACCACTAATGGTAGCACAGAGACGACTCTGAAGTCGCCCCCTGCTTCTGCCATTTCACCTACAATCAACACTTCCAATTCTGATCTCTGTACTTTCGGAGTTGCGGGTGCGATTCAAACCCAAATACTTGGTATCTCTACGGGTACTCAAGTAGTGGATGAAAATTGTGAAAGATTAAAGAATGCTAAGACTTTGTTCGATATGGGCATGAAAGTTGCAGCAGTATCAGTTATGTGTCAAGACAAACGAGTTTTTGACGCTATGATGAACGCAGGAACCCCCTGTCCGTTTGACGGTCTAATCGGACAGGAAGCAAAGGCAGCTTGGGAAGTTAACTCTGAACTTGCTCCGGATGCACAAAAAGAGAAGGAAGGAATGGATGATTCTACTAAGACATTGTTGGGCGGTGCTGGCGTTGCTAGTCTGCTCGTCTTACTCTTACTCTGAGGAAGTCTATGGGACTTCACCGAATGCGGCAGCGTTTGGTTTAAATTGGGTTATGACTAACGTTCTGCCCCAACAGGCAGGACTTACCGTGAATGGAGTTGTATACAGATATACTGCAGTCAAAGATCCGAACAGTGACATGATTGTCTACGTTCAGAACGAGAACGCAATTGACGGTGGTTATATCTTTAGGGAAGCAGATGATTGGTCTGGGTTGCCTGGCAACACGATCAATAAACAAGTTTCTGTAGGTGGAATTCCTATAGAGTATTGGGGTGACGGATCGATCCAAGTTGATGGAGAAGGATCCGTAGAAGATCCTTTGGTGGTTTACAATTATCGATATGATAGTTGTTATCAAGTTACGACTGATCCGGCATGTCCGGATTATATTCCACCAGTAGATCCTATTGACGTTGCTACCAGTGATCCTTTAGATGAGGATTACGTAAAAGAACAGCTTGAACGTAGAGCAGTTCTTGATGAAGAAGACGAAGAAGACCGTAAAAGAAGACAGAAGATGTCTGAGGAAGAACCAGAGGATAGAAGACTAGAGTCTATACTGGGTGCAGTGAACAGTTCTTTATTGGCAGTAGAGTCACTAAAGAAACATACAGAGATGCTGGCACTCAACTTTATTCCGGTCAACTACTTCGACGCTTTACCAGATCCTCAAAAGATCGAGGACACTGTTGTTCTGAAGGATTCTAATCTCCCTGAGAATCGAAAGGCAAGGAGACAGAGTGTTTCACAACAACTGTTACATCAAGAGTTGGTAAATCTACAGTATGAAAATTAACTATAACAATTAGGAGCAATTCAATGTTCAGAAAAACCCTTCCCATTCTTTTAATGGGTACTATGATGTCTGCGGCAGTTGCAGCAGAGATTCCAATCGTAGGTTCTGTAGAATCCAAGTGTGTCATCACTACTGACACTCAAGGTGTCTATGGTAACCCTACTCCAAGTACGTTGACTACTGACATGTCAAATGGTGGTGTACCACCTATCGTTCGTTACGATGTCATTCAAGCAGACTACTACAAGGCGTTAATCTCACACCCTACTACATTCACTGAGAGTCCTGCACTTTCAGACGTTGTTAACTGGGTTGGTGAAGTAACTGTCGCTGAAGTATCAGATGTCAACATGTCTGCATATGACAATGAGAAAAGACTATATAATAACGTGACTGAGATCGATCTAACAATCGCAGGTTCAACGTGGTTCAAAGTTGCCTCGACTGCAGAGTATGGTTATGACAAGGCATTCCCTGCCGGTCAATACCGTGCAACTGTTCAAGCAGAGTGTATAGCGATCTAACTTATGAAACGGTTTGTCATGACATTGTTTATGTTCCTCACGAGTGGGTACGCAAGTGCCCACGAGTGGTTACCAACCTATCCAACATTGGTTCAATCTTATGTGGAAGGTATTTTACAAACTGAGATGACTTTGTATAACGCTCGACAGGATGTTGAGTACTATGAGATCGGGGTGTTCGATGAAGAAATGAATCCTGTCTCATTTGCTACGGCTGAGAAGATCGTTAACGTCAAATTTCAAAGACGTAAAAAGATCACCGTATTTGTTAGAGGAGTGGATAGAGATAGAGCGGTCTATGTCTGTACGAAATCAAAACTATTGAGGGATACCGGAACGAAAGCACTGATTACCTCAAAAATATGTTCTAAATTCAAATGAGAAAAATTTTATTATTACTGACGTTTTTTATAGTAGGGATGTGGACTGGTGCCGCTTATGGTCAATCTTCGTCTCTTAATCTAGCGATACCTCAGTCATCACCACAGTTTCAGTCTGATAGAGTCAGAGCAGGAGACGTAGAATGTTCTGCCGCAATTGGATCATCCACAAACGTGGAGTTTGGTGTGGTGGGGATATTGAATCAGAATGATCCATGGGATCAGTACAGAATGGGTATGGGTATGGATCAAGGATTGATGCCCAGTTACAACGACAACTTCATGCGGGATGTTGGTGTGTATGCGAAGATAACCATACCACTGGGTGCACCTAAAGAGAGACTCAACTGTAACGCACTATACAAATTAGAACTAGAAAAGAAAAGACTAGAAGTCATGAAGTTAAAACAAGAAATCGCAAATCTTCGTGCACTTAAATTCGAAGAGGAGTAAAAATGGCAGAGATTGAATTTGCTGGGGTCAAATTCGCAGGGGGAAGAATCGCAATCATCTTGACTGCATTGTCATCACTAGGTGGTGCGTCATGGGCAGGTTTCGAGTTCTACAAAGACTACATGGACATGAAAGAGATTGTCCAGAACATTGACGTGAACGAAATTGAATCCCGTAACAAACAAATAGAAATAAAACTTAACGAAGCCATCGATTACTCACGTAGTATCAAGAACGATCTACGTGATGACTTTAATCGTATGGAACGAAACGTTGACAGAATTGAGGATGCAGGACGTGATCTAGAGACCAAAGTCGAGGATATGATCGACAGGGCAGATGAACGTTTTGACAACAAGAGGGACGCTTTGTCTACTGATACAGACAAAAAAATGGAAGCCCTTGAGAAGAGACTCAATGACAAAATTCAAGCATTTTTGGATAATCCTCTGGCTGATCAGTAGTCCAGTACATGCAGAGTTCAGACACTTCGGTGACTGGACTAACAAAGAAAAGGGTCTGTTTACGACATACAACATACTGGCGTACACAGACTACAAACAAACATCTCTCGCACTGAAACATCCGTGTCAGTGCTACCGTGAGGCGAATCCCCTGTTTGGGGATTATCCCTCATCTCAAAGACTGGCCTTGACACAGGTCGCATTTTCAGGTATACTATATTATTGGGTTGGAAGTGGTTCTCCGAACTACCATAATGACGTAATGTGGGGTGCGGTTGCGGTCAGATCCTACGTAGTCCACCAGAACAGTGAATTGGGGATATCTTGGAGAGTAGCTTTTTAGTTATAAGAAAGCGCAAAAAAGTGTGAAAAAAGTCTAAAAAAAGTGCAAAAAAGTGTTGACTCCTTGTTTTAATTATGAGACAATATGTATGTTGAGTTGATAGAGGTATTGTTATGAAAGTTATTGAGAACATTAATGAGTTTTTGGGTCGGGTTCCTGTTGGTCATGATCTGGTTGTGATGGAAAAAGGTGATCTCGATTCTGCCCTTGTCCTGATGGGTTTTGATGAGATTGGTCTGTTTGACAACATGTTCAAAAAACCTGTTTACGCTTTCTTGGAGAGTAATTAATATGTCGTTGTCTTGGGATTGTGTTTTTCAAAATTATCCGCAGTGTCGTAACCTATGCGTAGGTGCCTCTGCCTATGTCCGTGAGGGCAGCAAGCTTCTTTCTATCAAGCGCATGTCTGATGATGTCTGTAAAGTAAAGGTGATATGGTCATGAGTAAACCAATTCATATGGTCGATTCTATTTCTGAGAAGGAACTTGCTGTTCTGCAACAGATCTGGATTCAGAACGAGAAGAAGATCAACGAACTTCTTAACCATCAACAAGAGATCGATAAGTTGTTTGACAAGATCGATCAAGGTAAAGTTTTAATTTCAGGAGTAGTATAATGAAATATGTTATTCACACGCAGTTTATGGAAAACTATGGTGCCCATGATTGGGACGGTAAGGGTGTATGCCCTCAGTACTGGAAGTACAAGGGTGGTGACACCTACATCGTTGATGTAACCCTGCAGGAAGCGCAGGACAAGTCGTTCTATGCGTCTGTGGAAAAGTGCATCGAATATAAAAATGATTACTCTGAGGAGTACATCATTGGTTCTGAACTAATCGATGATATCGACTTCGTGGAGTCAGACCACGTTGCGGAGTGGGAGTCTCCCATCTGCTGTTTCCTCGAAGGTGACAAACTTATGTGCACGTCTGTCGCACGTAAGTACGATATGTCTGCAACTCCGTTCGGAGAGCGCACGTGGGTTCAGGATGCTGATGGTCGTTCTGAGATGCAACTAACTACATTTGAGGAGGTGGCGTAATGGCAAAACGTTTGAATGATGCGACTCCCGAAGAATGGGATCAGGCATATAGACACACTCAACACACCAAGTTGTTGAAAGCGAAAGTCGAAGAGTTTCGGAAAAAGGCGATTGAGTCTAAAGAACCAAATGATCTGTATGTGAGTACAATGGTGGTCGGTGAACTGCAGAAAATACTGGACGAGTTGAAATGATCCACGGTAGTATGAGACACTACCCTAGTGGTAAGAAAAAGAAGACCAACTACTGGACTACCAAGAAACGCAAGGTAGAGTTCAAGGAGTACACCCAACCTGAGACATACCGGAGAGAGACTCCGGTTTACAAATCTCACGATTCGGGTACTCACAATACTCAAATCAAAGAAAAGGTAAACTATACCGGAACCCTGATCAAGGGTATCAGTACCATGCACAAGTCGAATGCAGTACCGATCATTGATGAGAAAGAAGCTGTTGAACATGCGAGGATGCGACGATGAATCTTGAGAAGTGCCTATGGCGTGAGGAAACTACTGACTGGGGAGATAACACCCCCAATCACATCTATGTGACCAAGGGTACTGAGTTGGTCGGATTTGTCCCCAAGGGTGGGGTACTGAAGATCTTCAAGAATCCCATGAAACGGTGGTCACCATCCCGTCGAAAGTTCCGTAAATTGGGTCTGAAGGAGATCCGTTCTTATTCCAAAATGCTATAACCTTATGAAAAATAAGTATAAAAAATATATAC